ATCTATGTGCGTGAGTGTTTCCGCACACTAGAGGGATTGAGTGTGGTTTAGTTTGTGTAGGAGGTTAATCCTATTTTTAGCCGACCATGTGAAACTACCATAGCCGAAAGGTACTAACACACTTACCTCACGAAAGGAACCAGAGTTGAAGCCGTTTCCTTTCTGTACCCCACCAGGATTGAAATAAAGGTGGCGTCCCCGGGCGTACCCCGGGGTAGGTGCATGTGCCGAACTCACATGTGGGGAAGGTGATAACCCCTAAACGCCCTGGGGGGCTGAAAGACCCCCCACCCCCCCCGCGCTTAGAGACACCAGAAAAGAGAGATACGATATTTTACCGCGATTTAGAAATATAACGAGGAAAAATGATGATCTTACACTGGCTTGTCATTTTCACGTTCTTGGCTTACTATGTGGCATGGGGAATTATTGTCGGTCTTTTTGCCGTCGAAGTTTTCCGAGCCCTTGTGCCAATTTCACAATTTAAGCGCCGCGTTGAAGTTAGGGTTGCAGCTGTTTATCGAGCTTACAGCGGGCAACACCCCACTACCCTGGAGTTTTACCTTCAGGCCATCTCCCTTCTCTGGGAAGAAGTAAGTCATGCCACTCGCGATTATCCTGTTTACAGGTGGTTGAATGGGGGTAATGATCTTGTTCTTAATAGATTGGGTCATTGGGTTGTGGATAATATGCGATGGATTATATTCGCCAATTTCCCAACCTTCTTTGAGATGGTAGCCGGACCTATTGTTAGGTTTTACTCTGCCCATACCCCTGCACCTAAGCCCCATCGCGAGCATATCTTCACTGTGCAAACAGATGAAGATGTGCAACCTGTTTTCAAGGTTTGCTCCAATGCTACCTTATCTTTCTACACTAGGTGGATTGAACCTTGCGAACAGTGGGTTAATGATCATCTGTTTTGGCAAATTGCGAACGCCGTATTGTTTCTGTATGAGTTTTTACGAGATTTGTGCATTTATGAGGCCAAAGTTTTTATTTTCCTGGCTGAAACTAATACTAGGTGTACTTTCATGACGTCACAAACAGATGAAGAATTGCCCGAACCCTATCGACCGCGCTCTCGGAAGAACTCATATGAGAATCTTCCAGCGTGGCTAGCACAAGAGCTTGATTCTGCTGCAGATAATGTCTCCCCAAACACTCTAAAGAAGTTAATTTCTAAGTGTGTACGGAAAAAGAAGTTTAGTGAATATCGCTATACGCTGCAAACAGAGTCTGATGATGGATACCCACAGACACCACGTCCTCAGAGATATCGACCTACAAATGTGTATGCTGATGTTGACCCCGAAGGATTGATGATGCGTTGGTTTCAAATGTTGTGTGTTCCAAAGTTTGTTAAACAATTTTTTACTGCTAAGGCTATGTCCTTTGTTCAAGTGAGAATGTTTGGCTTTGATTGGTCTGTAGACGACACACAGTATTTAACCAAACTTGTGGAAGATTGCTATCTGCTTGCTCGAATGCTAGTAAAGGCTCAAGATATGGAAGATCGAATCTTGGCTGTATCTGCGTTTGCAAAACTACGCACAAATTCTTCATTGATTTTGGACGTTAAGGAAGAACTTGTTTCCTTCATTCAGGAAATTTTCCTAGTTGAGCACCCCACTTCACAGTCATTTGAAGATGTTCTAAGATCTTCTCGAGACATTCTTGATCGTTATGATGAGGTTAAAAACTCAAAATTGTTCAAGAAGATATACCGCGTCCTCATGTATGCAATGGCCTTTTCTCTTTTTGAGAAGGCTGGCATCAAATTGGACAAGTATAAGTGGTTTAGAGTTGAGCAAGAGGTTCTTAAGAAAAAATACTATTCCCGGCCTGATTTTGTACAAACTTGTCTGGACACTGCTCTATTTATTTGTGAGCGTGGCTATCAAGTTTATCAAACTGGCAAGATTGAAGCGTTGTTGCACTCTGGTGAGGAGTATGGACTTTGGTTCCAGAAGGCTTTGGATTTGAAACGTGACTCATTACTTATGTCGAATCCTGAAATTCATGGACTAAATGTTTATACTTTTCTCGCTGAATTAAACGACACTATCGATCAAGGGAAGAGTGTTGTGGATCATGCCAAGAGATTGAAGAATTTTGATGCAAAGCTGTATGGCAAGATCCTTGAAGATCTCAAACTCGTTAAGGCCGAATTTATCACCAAAAGAGCAGCAATGCAAGAACGTAAAGCTCCTTTTTCTGTGTTGCTTTCAGGTGGTACTAGTGTTAACAAAAGTGGTTTGGCTAAGCTACTCTTCTACCAGTATGCAGCTTTATTCAAATTGGACAATGGATCTGAGTTTAAATATACTCGAAATTCCATTGATCAATATTGGGTAAATTTTAACACATACCAATGGTGTGTACAGCTGGATGATGTAGCTTTCCTAAATCCTACTGCTGCTCCACAGGGTGATCCCTCCCTTTTAGAAATGTTGCAAGTTATCAACAACGTGCCGTTTGTTCCCATACAGGCAGCACTCGAGGACAAGGGAAGAACTCCTTTACTGAGCAGACTTGTTATTGCTACGACGAATACGGAACATTTGAACGCATACGCGTATTTCTCGTGTCCCGGTGCTATACAGCGTCGGTTTCCCTGGGTGCTTGATGTTCGACCACATCCTGACTTAAGATCAGCTGATGGTCGGTTTAATACTACCGTAGCCAGAGATGTTACCGAAGCCTTAGAAACTGGACATTTGCCAAACTTCTGGGATATCATTGTTAAAGAAGTAGTTGTTCGTGTTGATGGCAAGACGGCTGATTTAGTTAACCGTTTTCAATTTACGAACATCTATGATTTTGTGCAGTGGTTTTCGGAGGAGGCGATGAAGTACGAGCGTATACAGAGTTCAGCTATGATGGCTGATGCCAAAATGAAAGAAATTCGCATTTGTGACACATGTAGAGCTCAAGGATTATATACTCCTTGCCTCTCGCGTGATTGTCCTGAGCGAGTACCCATTTTGGAACAACAATCTGATGAGTTGGCAATTACACCTTTTGTAACGGCTACTTATCGCCAGGATAAAGTGGACTCAATTATGAACCGTATTCGCGATCGGCTTTCCTCGGAAATTAAAGAGACTGTTAAAGATGAGATTGAATCTAAACGTCTCCGAGAATGGAAACTTTGCCTCATAGTCATTTTTTGGTGGATTTATTCCACTTTACCATTCATACATTGGTTTGTAGATTTTCTTTTTGGTAAGGATTTTGCTCTCAACTATGTCAAGCAAGGCATGTGGGAGAAGAGAATTGCTGGAAAGGTTGTCTATCGTTTGGGAACACAAGTCGCTGATAAAATAGGAAGGAGGGCATTCTTCAAGCGCACTGCTGCATTGATAGCAGCTGGTGTTATTGTGAAGAAATCTTTTGACTTTTATAAGTCTTATAAAGATAAGCGCCCTCCCCCTATAGTAGCTCCAGAGCCTAAAGTACCTGTGCCTATACCTTCATCTCCCCAGTCTCCTGTAGACAGTGCGTATGTCAAAGAGCAAATGTATAAGAACCTGCTAAATTACGTAGATTGCACAACTGGGAGGGATGATTGTGATGATTCCCAATGTCCAGTTCATTTGATAATGAGTGGATATAAGGCATCACTGTCACCCCGAATGGTTGTCCAGGGTTCTCTACAGTCTCGAGAAATTGAGAAAGTAGGAGCTCCTCCAAAACCAATGGGAGATGAACGACCAAATGTATGGTATAAAGATGATTATGAAACCACTGACCTTGAAATTTCACCTCAAAGCAAATCACTACATGCCTTATCATGGGAGGAGCAGAAGCGCGTTTTACTTAAGAATTGCGTAGCCCTCCACACTACTTATGTAGATGGTGATGATAAAACGGACAAGTTTCCTGTTCGTGCGGTATGTTTGGGCGGGAAAGTTTACATTACAAACAATCACGCCATTTGTGATAAGCCTGAGTTTGATCTCCATGTTCGAAATCTGGCCCAAGATGGAATTTGTGACAGTGTTACTCTAAGAATTACGCAAGATCAAATCATGCGATTTCCTAAGAATGATTTAGCTGTTCTTACTCTTCGAGGGCTGCCCCCACGCAAAAATATTTGGAAATACTTTGGGGGGCCTGATCTTAAGGGAGTTCATGGTGGTAGTTACATTGGTAAGGATCGAAATGGTAGGCCTTTTGAAATAAAGGTTGAAAATATTCGAAAATTGCCTCAATACCATCAGGATAAACTTGGGAACGTTTATGAAGATGAACATGGAAAACCCATCATCTTTAACGACTGGACTGGCGTTGCTGAACGCCCAACTGTTGCAGGTGAATGTGGCTCATTGTTAGTTTCTCACTCACCCATGGGACCTATTCTTTTGGGGATCCATGGTGCTGGTATTACTGGAACCACATGTTGTGCTGCACTACCTATAAACAGTGAGTTTGCTCGACTATTGATAGAGAAATGCCAACCATATGTCGTACAAGACGGCTCTGTCATGTTGAGTGCTCCTTCCGCACCTGTTTCCTTAGGTCCATTGCACAAGAAGAGTCCCTTTAGATTTATTCCTGAAGGGACAGCTACTGTGTTTGGATCTGTCGATTGCCCACAATCAGAAATGAAATCCCGGGTTCGACCTACCCTTCTAGCTCCTTCTATGAAGGCCAGGGGGTACAAAATGAAATGGGGGAAACCTGTTTTGAACGGGTGGGAACCTAAGCATGTTCAGCTCAAAGAGATGTTGAAACCTGCGTCCAAAATCAATCCGAAAATCCTCGAGAGGGTTAAACAAGACTTTATTAATGATATCTTGTGTGGTTTAACTCTAGAGGATTTGGATTCTTTATACGTGTTTGACGTATTTACTGCTGTCAATGGAGCTGCCGGTGTCGCTTATGTTGATAAATTAAAGCGCACTACTTCTGCTGGTTTCCCTTGGAAGCGCTCAAAGAAGCACTTTTGGAAACCTGTCCCCCCTGCTGGGGATCTTCAAGATCCCATAGAATTTGATGAAGAAATTATGCAGAGAGTGGACAATATGCATGAGCAGTTACTCGCTGGTAAGCGAGCCATGCCAGTTAGTGATGCATGTTTTAAAGATGAAGCTGTGAAGCAAGAAAAGGTAGACGCTAAGAAGACTCGCATTTTTGCTGGGTCTCCTGTCGATAGTTCTATCCTCATACGAATGTATACCCTTGCTTTCACACGTCTCTTTTATAAGAAACACGTCCTATTTGAATCCGCACCTGGAATTGACGCTTCTTCACCACAGTGGACTATTTTGTATAAGCTTTTAACTAAATTTGGTGAAGACAGAATGATTGCTGGGGATTATGCTTTTTATGACAAGACGATGTTTGCCCTTATGATATTAGCCGCCTGGGACATAATCGTTGCTGTTTGCAAAAAGGGGAAATTTTCTCCTGAACAAGTAGCTGTCTTAGAAAGGATGGGAGAAGATGCTGCATTTCCCCTTTACAATTTCTTTGGCGATCTTGTCATGTTTTTTGGAACGCTACCCTCTGGACACCCGCTAACTGTTATAATCAACAGTCTAGCAAATTGCCTTTACATGCGGTATTGTTATGCCTGTCTATCCTCGGATGGAACTGCTAAGGACTTTAAGAAGAATGTGAGCCTGATGACCTATGGTGATGATAATATCATGGGAGTTTCTAAAGATTGCAACTGGTTCAACCATACTTCTATAATGAATGTTCTGGCATCGATTGGTATAACATATACCATGGCCGATAAAAACCAACCCTCTATCCCATACATCCATATTGATGATTGCACTTTTCTCAAGCGCTCGTGGCGCTGGGATGAAGATCTGGGATATTATACTGCTCCCCTACCTGAGGACTCCATTATTAAATCATTGATGATTGGAGTCCAAAACCGCACCAATGATCCTAAGTATCAAGCGGTTGTGTTAATCGGAGATGCTTTATTTAAGTACTTTGATTTTGGTAAGGAAATTTTCCATGCAAAGACCACGATGTTGAGATCTTTGGTGCATGAGTGTAATTTGGGGGTTTATGTCGAGCCTCACACTTTCCGCTCTTGGGAGGAAATCGCAGAGAGCTTCGTCAGTAAGGCGAAGTTCGCTGGCGAGTGCTTCCATTGAGCGTTAGCTCGGGGCCTCTGGTATCTGGTCCCATTGCAAAACCAAACGATACCCGTGCGTGGTAGTTACTGTCAGTCGATGTTTTATCAGCTTTCAATTGATGCTGAAGAGTGGACTGCGCACGTTATCTCGCCCGGGCGTTCCCCGAAGTCCCTATTTAGGGAAGAGTTTGGCTAGATCTCAAACTCGAAAGTTGTGCTCGCAGGAATAGTGGGTCCTACCCTGCGTTATAGTGACCGACCATTTATGTTTCGAATTTTCAAGAACCTTTTTACTAGCAATTGTTGCTCTTCTGTTGATATCATTGTCGATTCGCCTGCAAATTCTCCAAGTGGAATTGCTCGCAATTCTACATCGAAGACTAATACTGGTGGAGAGAGTGGTGCATGCTCAGCACTTCCGTGCTTAGAGGAATACATGCCCCCTTCACCCGTGCACTACACAGTGCAATCTGGCGAACTCGTCAAGGACGATTCTCATAATGAGGAGAGTCATATCAAGCAGGAGACTGTACAATTTCTAGACGAAACCCCTGGTTTATCCGCTGGGTTTCGATATGTAGATGGGCTGCAACATACAGATACTACAACCGATGTAGGGTTGGCCAAGTTTTTGAGCCGACCAGTCAAGATCAGTTCCCTCACGTGGGCTGAGTCTGACTTACCCGGAACACTTCTAACAATATCTCCCTGGCATTTGTTTTTTAATAATTCATATGTCAAGAATAAGATAGCAAATTTTGCTTTTGTTAGATGTAATCTGAAGGTCAAAGTTGTTATCAATGCTTCACCTTTCTACTATGGTGCGATGCTAGCATCTTACCAACCACTTCCTGCGCTGAATCCTTCCACCATTTCTAATGGTGTTGGATTAAGTTATTTCATTCCGCTCTCGCAAAGACCACATTTTTGGATTTATCCTGCCAATAGTGAGGGTGGCGAAATGACACTACCATTCTTTCTACATAAGAATTGGTTGTGTACTCAGACAGCGCAAGAGTTTACGGATATGGGCACTATGAGTTTTACTGCTTACACAACCCTTGATAGTGCCAATGGGATTACTGGTCAGGGTGTGACTATGCAGATATATGCTTGGGCTGAGGATGTTGAATTATCAGGACCATCCGTTGGGCTTACTATGCAAACCGATGAGTACGGTGATGGTGTGATTTCTAAGCCCGCCTCTGCCGTAGCGGAGGCAATGGGGAAGTTATCTAGTGTGCCTGTTATTGGGCGCTTTGCTACAGCAGCACAGATTGGTGCTTCTGCTGTATCTAGGATATCTTCAATGTTTGGGTTTTCAAATCCTCCTGTAATTTCTAATGTACAACCTTTTAGGCCAACAGCATTCCCTCAAATGTCCAATGTGGAAACATGCTACCCAAGTGAGAAGCTAGCAATGGACCCTAAGAATGAATTATCCGTGGATCCCGCAGTTGTGGGGTTGCCATCTATTGATGAGTTAGAGATTAAGCATTTAGTTCAACGTGAATCATATATTTGTGATTTTGCGTGGGCTACGACAGACGCATCTGACAAAATTCTCTTCTCATCATACGTGTCTCCTGATTTCTATGGTTATGAGTCAGCAACCAATCAAAGTATGTATTACCCTACTCCATTGAAGTATGTCTCGCGACTCTTCCAATCATGGAGAGGTGATATCATCTTCCGATTTAAGGTTGTTTGCTCTCAGTACCATAAGGGGAGATTGCGGATTTCTTGGGATCCTCGAGGTACATCAGGTTCTTCTATTTATGATGTTAGTGATACCAACAACATTGTTCAAACTGCCATTATAGATATTGGCAAGGACACTGATGTTGAGTTTAGAGTTCCATACCACCAAGCTTATCCATGGTTGTTGACTCAGGGTGGATTTTCGTCAGGAGGAGTCCTGTGGAGTGAAAGTGCTACACCAACATTTAATATGGATCCTCTCTACGAAAATGGAGCGATAACTTTGAGAGTTTTGACGAAGTTAACCGCTCCTGTCGGAACTTCTAATGCTTATATATTAGCTTTTGTCAGAGGAGCTGAGAATTTAGAATTTGCCAACCCTGGATATGGGGAGGATTACGTAAGCTTCTTTACTGTTCAAACCGATGAGCAGGGAGTTGCTGGAGATATTCCTCAGTCGATTGTTGCTGGTGCGTTGGATAGTACGCCCAAAGAGCGTTATCTCGTTAATTTTGGCGAGAAGATAACATCTTTGAGATCGCTATTACATCGGCACTATTTTAGTCGAACCCTCCAGGGAACAGTAGTGACCTCTGGTGATCAACAAATTTTAGAGTCAACCTTTTACACACTTCCGCTGTGTTTTGGATATGATCCCGCTGGAATAAACACTGCTACTGGTCTGACATCTGGGACGTCAAAGCCTTATAACTACGCCAGTAATAATCCAATTAATTGGATATTGGCTGCCTTTATTGGCGTTAGAGGCTCAATGGTATGGACTTTTAATCCTACGAACGTTTCGACTACAGGATTGAGTCATGTTAGAGTAAACCGGCTCCCATATGATCGGTCCTCCGGAGCCATTGCGACGACGTGGACGTCAAATGTTCAGGTGAATGCAAATACTACAGCTTACCAGCGTCTATATGATATAGACCAGGGCACTTCCGGTTCAGCAATGACCGCACAGAAAACGCAATATGGGCTATCTGTTGTATGTCCTATGTACGTCAACAGTAAGTTTATTACAACCAACGCAGCGTATCGTGCCACTGACAATAGTAGTTATGATCTTCAGATTATGAACAAATATAGGCTTGAGGTTGTTGGAACCAGTTCTGGTTCTGCTCGCGATTTTAATAACACTCAAATTGAGTGGTATTGCGCAGGAGGCACTGATCTCACACCTTTGTTCTTTCTGAACGTCCCGACCGTATTTCAATACGCGTCAAAACCTGGCCCTTAATTGGGCCAGTTGGGGAGGCTTCATCCCCGTTTTAAAGATTTGAAGCTGGACTCCGTCTTCCTGGACGTCCGTAAGAGTAGGAAGACTATATAGCCCTAGTCCGTCGAGAGTAGGTCACCATGTCGGGTGACTTGAAATCGGGGGAATCACTGGGAGCCGCAATGTTGCGTGCGCGGTGCGCGACTCGTCCTGTGTGACGCCTAAAATACCGTGACCTGACCAGGTCAATTCTGCTTATCAGATCCTAGAGTTAATCGGTCTAAGATGCACTATGTATCTTTCTATGAAAGAAGACGTGGATACTTAGAGCGAGGTACCTAGCTACGTAAGGGAGGTTTTTAATCTCAGAGTTGACCTTGGTCAGCTCTGGGAGGAATTTTGCCTCTGTCATTGTACACTAGTCGCGATCTTTTAAGCAGACGGTATATCAGCCGTCG